CGCGATGATGGCCAAGGTGGGAAGCCCGGTGTTTACCACGGCGCTGTCCTCGAAGGGAGGCACGTTGGGCTGCACGTCCCACTTGAACCCGTAGAGCGAGAACACGGAGAGGGTGTCGGGAATCTTGTATCCGCCACCGTTCTCCATCCACCAGTCTATAGAATAGTAAGGGTCGATGCGAGGGTTGCCGCCCGGGTAGATGTTGGTCGCCTGCCTCATCGCCGTAGGGCAGATCTGCACCTTGGTCGCTTCAGCCTGACCGAGCTGCGTGAACGCCCCATCATAGATGATGGGCATATTGGTCCCGCTGTAGGCGATGCTTCCCTTGGCGATCTGCAGGTATCGCTGGCCGTTGACCGACACGATACGGCACTCGAACGGAGAAGGGCGGATGACCGCCATAGGGGCGTTCACCAACTGCTCAGGGATACGAGGCTCAGGGATGGGGAACTGTACGCCAAGGTAGACGCCGTCACCAGTCGGGGGCGTCCACGGCTGTTGGATGTCCAGGCTGAAGCCGCTGGACGATGCCTTGAAGTTATAGCCGTTCCCGGGCTGGATGCTCATAGGTCAGAGGGTGCTGACCTTCTGGTATACTTCGCTCGGCCAGCCCTGCACGCTATATCGGACTTCATAGTTCACCTTGTAGAGGGCGCCGAAGTCTTGGATGTTTACCTGGCTGAGCAGCAGCTGATTGTAAAAGCCGTTATCCGCGTCGGAAATCCATTCAGCAGCAGGGCCTGCGTAGTCCGGCACGATCTTGGGGAGAAGGGAGTTCCAGTTGTTGTTAAACGAACTCGTTCCCAGCAGGGTCAATGCCTCGTTAACCATGGCGGCCTGCGTCGTGTAGAAGTGGCCGGAGAAGGAAGACTGAGGGGCAAGGTAGTTCGTCTTGCCGTAGAAGTGCTTGAACTCGGGCTTGACGAAACCGATGAAGCGACCGCCGTTGACGTCCTCGAAGCAGGCGCCGTTGTTACCGATGTAGGACTGCTTCCTGCTAACGGTCGTCACCGTGCTTCCAGTGGTGATGCTGATGTAGTCAGCAGGGTTCTTGATTTCAACCAGAGGGCCGACGGGGGACTGGGTATAGGGGGGCTCTCCGGCGATGGCGTAGGTGCTACCGCCGAAAGCCTCGGTGAAGAAGTTCTGGTTGGTCGTGATGTTCTCAGCCGTCAGGCCGTTGGACGTGCCGACCTCGGGGTTGCTGAAGTTGCCGCTGTTGAAAGTCGGGTCGATGCCCACGTAGTCGATGGAAAGGACGGCGATGCCCAGGGCGTCCCAGCTGATGGAATACTTGTGGATCTTGAGGAAAGAATAGGCCGGGTCCGGGTGCGGGGTGCCTCGCGCGACAAACGCAGTCAGGGACGCGGTATGGTCGCACTTATACCGGGTGGTCGAAGTGATTAGGCCGTAGCCGTCACCGACGATATTCCAACCCGCTTGGATGAGCGGGGTCGTCAGGGCGTTTCCTTTTTCTACGAGATTAGGCATATGCTTTCAGGTGTTAAGGGGTGCGGGCAGGCGGCATCCAACTTCCGCCCCGGACGGTGTTCGCATCGACCAGTTGACGGAGCAGGGCGGACTGGGTCCGCTGCTCTTCGAGCTGGGTGTTCATGGCTTCGAGCACCGGGTTGGCGCCGACGCCGATGACGTTGCCGAAACCTTCGGGTCCCTTGAAAGTGGTGGACATACTGTCGACCTCCTTCTTGGCGGCGACCTGTGCTTCGGCGGCGGCCTTCTGGGCGGCGAGGGCTTCTTCCTCTTTCTTCTTCGCCGCGATCTCTGGGCCGTACTTCTCGGCGTCTCGGGCTGCCGAGCGCTCCTGGGCAATCTTCTGGATTTCCTCGTTGCCTGCTGCGTCATTGATTCCGAGGTACATCCCTACGCCTTCGAGGAATCCTCCGAAGGACTGCTTGCGCTTCATGAACTCTGAGATGATGGCGTCGCCTTCACCACCGAATCCCATGAATCCACCTTCCTCCATGGCCTTCTTAGTCTCGGCTTCTGCTCCGACCTTGGCCAGTTCGCGCTCCTTCTTTTCCTGTTCGCGGCGGGCGTTCTCCCGGGCGAGCTGAGTCTGACCAGAGGTGACGAACTTGGACTCGCCCTTGGTTGCGAGGTCCCGGGCGTCTTGCACCTTCTGCTGATTCTTCTCGATGGCCGAGGAGATCATGTTCATGGCCGAGTTGAGCAGGACCATCGGCGCGGCGAACGAAAGGAACAGGTCCTTGCCGAAGGACTTGAACTTGGACTCCACGCCCTGGATGTTCTTCTCGAGGTTCGAGATGGACTTCTTGACCTTGTCCGTGACCTGTTCGACGTTGGTATCTCCGTCGACGCTGAACTTTACAGAGTTGCTCATGACTGTTTTTCGAGTGAGTCGATTAGGGCTTCGTCTTCAGACGTAAGGACTTTCAGCTCAGCCCCCTTGCTGATTGCAAAGGTGCAGTTTAGCCAGATGGCTTGGCACTCGGGCATCGTCCAGGCGCGCTCTTCTGGGATGCCGTTAGAGATGAGGGAGGCCACCACGGTCAGGACCCAAGGGGTGCCGCTGGTTTCGCTGGACCTGGCTCGCTTCTCCCAGAACTTGGGCCAAGCCTCGATAAGGACGTATTGAGAGAACCGCTCCACCTGCTCGGCAAAGTAGTTCTGGTTGGCGGTCATCTTGCCAAGGTGCCAAGAGTCCCTCCAGTTGAGGTCGTCGATACGTTCTCCGGCGCAGATCTTGACGGCCACCAGCAGGTCGAGCGGACGGACGGTGCAGCCGGACCTGACAAGGGGGCTTTCGGCTGCTTCCAGTTTCACCCGGTGAAGCAGGCAGAACGGGGAAACAAAACGGCCCAGGAGCTTGGTCTTTCCCGGGTCCGTGAAAGCGGATGTAAACCGCTTGTCCATGCGGTTAGGCGATGGACTCGTAGCCGATAGCAGTGACCGTCACGGCGGAGTAGCCGCGATTCGAGCCCTTCTCTGAGACCTTTTGGACCCAGCCCGAAAAGGCGGTCGAAGCAGTACCGCCAGCGTAGGACGAAGCGGTGTTTACTGTGATGGTGAAAGCAGCGCCAAGCTGAGGAATAGCCGAAGTCTTCGCGATGAGTTCGACGCTGATCTGCGTCTTGCGGTCATCGCCGCGCCAAGCGACGGTCATGCCATCCTCGTCCACGATGGTGGCTTCGGACGTGAACTCGCCGTCGTTAGTGTAGGACTGCACCACGGCGTTGCTGACGGTAGCACCGGCAATGCCGTAGATTGCGGTTACCCCTTTGACGATTGCGGCCATATACCTATTGCTCGGTAGTTCGGGTTAGGGCTGGGGGTTCACAACCACCAGAACATCATAGGAGAAGACCGACGCCCAGGAGCGTTCGTTGACCCCCTCGTCCTCGGCGTTGATGCTGACGTCATAGCACAGGGCATCCCCGCTGGCCACGAAGGCGGCCTGAATCAGCTCGAGGTCCTGCATGGCCCCGGCGATGGCGGCGCAGCGCTCGCGGTGCTGGCTTAGGGTCGTATCGTCGGCGGAGTCGAAGACGGTCACGCGGACCCCGCAGTTGTAGTTGCCGAGGCCGTCAGGCAGATCATCGGGCAGCCGGGCGGAGTCGCAGAGGACCACGCACTTGGGAAGGACGGCGGTGTCAGCCGAGTCCCCGGTGTAGAACGTGACGCCCGCCAGTTCTGGCTGGCTGTCGAGGTAGGAAGCCAGGACGGCTTCCACGATGTGTCGTGCACTTTTGTAGCCCATAGGTATAAAGTTATTTCTTACGGTTGGCGCGTTTGATGGCCTTCTCGATTCGAGACTGCACAGCGGCCTTGATCTGGCGAACGCGATTTCCGTAGACCACGTTCTCGGTGTTGGCTTCCTTGGCCACGTTGTTGATATTGCCGATGAAGTTCTGCACGGTCATCGAGACCCGGTTCGGGGTGACCGATTGGCTGAATACCCCGGTGGCTCCGCGAATGTTGGAGTCCACCCAGGGGGCGTCATAGGTGCCATAGTTCTTCTCCTTGCCCTTTGAGTCCACGGACTTGGGGACTTGCCGAAGGGCTGCAGCCCAACCGGCCTTGACGCGGCCTACTTTCAGTTGGCGCTGGGCGATGTAGGAATTGAGGGCGGCGGTCGTATCGATGTAATACTGAGGGCCACCGATTCCCTGGTTGCGCTTCCATCGTCCGTTCACGGCGTTCTTGTACTTCTCGTGGATGGGACGCGGGTCTGGGGCGAGGCCGGCAATGGGTCGATAGGTTCCACGGATGTTGGCCTTGCTCAGGTAGTTGCTGGCCTTCTGGAACGCCCGGTGGTGGTCGGTGTCCTGCATGATCTTGCGGAGGACAGGGGACAGCCCGCGAACCTTGCCAGCGGTCTGGCTGGTGTAGACGTCCAGCCACTCGGCGCCGAAGCCGCCCTCAGCACCTCGGCCAAGTTTCACCGCGTTGACAATCTGCCGTAGAAAGACGGACTTGCCCTTCACCGGGGCGTCCTGGGGAATGAAGATCCGTTTAACGTCGTTGCCTAGCTTGTTGGCACCGGCACGGCGCGCAGCCTCCAGCAGGCCACGGCCCCCGCCCTTGGGCATAGGAGGCGTAAAGGTCATGGCGTCCCGGCACATCAGCCTGATCTGCTCGCGGCCAATCATCTCGAGGTCGCCTTGGACTTCCTTGGCGAACTCCTTCATGGCCATCGTGAAATCAATCCACGACTTGGGGTCGATGGCTGGGCGGGTCTTAGCCATTACTGGTTATCGTCGATGCACTCCAGCTCGATGACGGCGCTGGCCTGCTTGTAAGCCTGACCCTTGACCCGGAGGACCTGCCCGTTGACCGTCAGTTTCTTACCTTCAGCCAGGGCGGCGATAGGGACGCCCGAGACGATGGTGGCTACCTGACCCCCAACCCGGCCATCAGAAGCCGTCCAAGGGGCCGTAGCGGCGGCGAATCGCACCGTCCACATCTTCTGGTCGACGAAGCCCCCCGCGTCGAACTTGGGGGTGTTCATGGGGCGGGACAGGGCAACCAGGAAGAGGTTGCCGTTGACGCTGGCCGGGACGCCTACGTCCGCCAACAGTCCTTTGAAGTCTGCGAGAAAGGTCTGGTAGATGCTCATGGGTTGGAAAGGGGGATACAAAAAAGCCCCCATTGCTGGGGGCTGTTCAGAGGCTCAGCCCCGATTAGGGGTTGTAGACCGAGGCGATGGTACCCGCCGTGATCGCCTTGTTGGCGCCGAACATCAGTTCCATGGAACCGATGACGTTACGGGTGCTCTTGTCGACCCAGACGTTGTAGTAGACGTTGAGGCCGAGACCTTCGACCGGGACGACTTCGC